GAGCTAGTCGAGGGCTAAAACACAGTGCCGCTGGCGGTGTTGTCGCGCCCCGCATGCGTTCGGGGCTATTCGCATTGAACCGGGAAATCTCTGTTTGCGTAAGACTGCGTGGTGGCGGACGCAGTCGCAGTCGAACCGGTCTCCAAAAACGAATTTTGCCATAACAGGGAAAAATACAGGGAAGACCGGATTATCGTCGCTAGAATCACGGCCGCATCATCAAGTAATGCAGCATTCATGAGGGTTTTTGGCGATTTCCCTTGCAAAAAATAACAGGGAACAGTTCCGTAATAACAGGGAAACCGGGACAAAATAACAGGGAAGACGCCGATCGCATTCCCTAAATTCGCGCTCCATTCATTTTCGCCGTCAAGTTTGCTTGGCGGGACTTCATTTTCATCACGCTTGGCACAATCCCCGCCTGGCCTGCACCTTGACTTCGGCGTCGCTGGAGGAACGTTAAGCCATGGTCAATCCCGGCAATCATCAACGGCGATGCCGACGAGCGTAAGGCCGGGCCAACGGGCTATTTGACGTACGCTCAAGCAGCTGTTGCTCAATGCAGGCTGCGCCTTTTTGGCGTTACGGCCCCGATAAGATCGAAATCGCTTTCAACTTGAAGTCGACTGCGCGGTCGCCGAGCGCAGCTAGCCCGTGATTGGCGTTCGGGCGGCCTATGAGCGAATGAAACAGCGCGATCCAGACAAGGTTACAGAATAGATGCCAGCCTCCCCCGCCAACATGTACGCGGATCTGCTGCGGCACGATCTATGCGCCTTCATCCATCGATCGTTTCTGGAGCTAAACCCTCAGAACCCATTTCATCCTGGCTGGTACATCGAAGTCATTGCGGCAAAGTTGGATGAGATCAGACGTGGCCACTGCAAGCGTCTCATCGTCAACGTGCCGCCCCGTCACCTCAAATCGCATGCGATATCGATCGCCTTTCCGGCATGGGTCCTCGGTCATGAGCCCAGCAAGAAGATCTTGTCCGTAACCTACGGCCAGGATCTGTCGGACAATCTTGCCCGCGAGTCGCGCAAACTTATGATGGGCGACTTCTACCAAGGGCTATTCGATACCGGATTGTCCAGAGGCCGTGAGGCCGTAGCCGACTATGAAACTACTGCCGGGGGATATCGACTTTCGACGTCCGTGCGCGGCGCGCTAACGGGTCGCGGAGCGGACATTATCATAGTCGACGATCCCCTGAAGGCCGATGACGCACTGTCGGAATCACTTCGCCGGTCGGTGAATGAGTGGTGCGACAATACTCTGCGCAGTCGCCTGAATAGTCTCGAGACGGGGGCGATCATTATCGTCATGCAGCGCTTACATGCTGACGATCTTGTGGCTCACGTCCAAGAACATGAGTCCTGGGACGTTATATCGTTCCCTGCCATTGCAGAGCGAGACGAGACCTACACCATTTCAACGCCATATGGTCGCAAGCACATACAACGAAAGGAACGAGACATTTTGCATCCCGCGTTGCTGTCGCCGTCCTCATTGGAAGCGCAACGCCGGGCGATGACGGATTACAATTTCACCGCGCAGTACCAGCAAAACCCACAACCGCCCTCCGGCATCATCGTCAAACGGGAATGGCTCAAGTTTTACCGTCCCAACGAAAAGCCGGAGCGTTTCGATCAAATACTCCAAAGCTGGGACACTGCAAACAAGGATACCGAACTCGCCAATTTCAGCGTTTGCACGACTTGGGGCATCAAGGATCAGTACGCATTCCTCCTCGATGTCTATCGGCACAAGCTCGATTTTCCCGAGCTCAAGCGGGCTGTGAAAGAGCTAGCAAAGCTTCATCAAGCGACTGTCGTTCTCATTGAAGACAAAGCCTCCGGCACATCCTTGATCCAGGAGCTGCGCGGCGAGAGTTTTTGGCTCGCGCAAGCCGCACCCGATCTTCAAGGTGACAAGATCATGCGCTTACGGTCGCAGACGACGAGGATTGAAGCTGGGTTTGCGCGTTTTCCAAAGGAGGCACACTGGCTCGATAGCTATCTGCTCGAACTCGTCAGTTTTCCAAATGCGAAGAACGACGATCAGGTCGACTCCACGGTTTTCGCGCTCGCATGGATTACTGCCAATCCGGAGCCAGCAGCAATCAGATTTGTTAAAGCAGAGGCGGCGCGCATCGGAAAGGCTGCAGCGCCTCAAAACGGCCGAAAACGCGTCTGGGTAAAGCCGGGCACCACACACTGGCAAATCAGCACCGGGGAGTACGTTCTCATCCCGGAAGATCGAATAATTGAAGTGCCTGACATAGACGCCGGACTGATAATTCACCACGGCGGCAGACGAGTGGACTGATCGCGCGATCCAGTTCGCTGCCGGCGATGCCGGCGATTGGATATTCGCGTCTGGGTTTTACGTTCCTCCGCCATAACCGTTCCTGACAACATTCTGCGATCAAGTGTCGCTGAATTGGTTGTAAGCGTCTGCAGAAAGGACTGGCATTCCGCGGCGATTGGAGCGCTACTGTCGTCAGACTTGGGCGCCAAGGGCGCTCCGAGATCCTGCCTCGCCGGCTTGTTCGCCGATGCGGGGCTTCGGTGGTGCGGCGTCACGCCGTCATGAGCCGAATGGAGGATCTCAATGTCAAAATCTGCCAAGAAGCCATCACTTACAAAGTCATCACCGACAAAATCGCCGTCGTCAGTGAGGGCAGCAAAGCCCTTCCCACACTCTGCTGAGGAGCCCAAGTCTCACAAGGCTGATGCCCGCTCGAAGCAAGCGCGCATCATTGCGATGCTGCAATTGCCGACAGGCACGACGATCGCCGCCATCATGAAAGCGACCGGATGGCAGCAGCACTCGGTGCGCGGCTTTCTTGCCGGCGTAGTGCGCAAGCGTCTGAAGCTGAAGCTCGCCTCGAACAAGGTGAACGGTAATCGGATCTACCGGATCGCGAGCGAGGAAAGCGGCAAGGTCAGCAAGGTCGCCTGATCTAGATGCCACGGGTCAGGATCGGTCCGGCACTGCCTGACCGAGAGGCCCTTGATGTCGAGATTGCGCGCCTGCGCGATCTCGACATCGCCGCGCTGCGCAGCCGTTGGCATGCCGCGTTCGGGCGGCGACCGCCGCCTCATCTAACCCGTCATCTGCTGTTTCGGATCCTGGCTTACCGGCTGCAGGCCGACCGATTGGGTGACCTCGATAAGGCGAGCCGGCGTCTGCTCGATGGTTCGGGCTCGCCCGAGAAGGCTGGCCAGAACGCCGCAAACTTAGTCCGGCCTATCGCGGATGTCCGGCCCGGCACCCGCTTGGGCCGCGAATGGAACGGGCGCCTGCAACGGGTCACAGTGCTCGCCGAAGGCTTTGCTTGGAACGGCAAGATTTATCCCAGTCTCTCTCAGGTCGCCTTTGCGATTACCGGCACCCGTTGGAATGGACCGCGGTTCTTTGGCCTGCGCGACAAGCCATCGAAGGGATCCGTAGCATGACGCCCAAGTCGACGGTTCGCTGCGCGATCTATACCCGTGTCTCGACTGACCAAGGGCTGGAGCAGGACTTTAATTCCCTCGATGCCCAATACGATGCTTCGCAAGCCTATATCCGCAGCCAAGCCCATGCCGGATGGACTCTGCTGCGCGCCAAATATGACGACGGCGGCTTCTCAGGCGGCAACACCGACCGGCCAGCCCTAAAGCGACTGCTGGACGACGTGCGGACCGGCAAGATCGATGTCATTGTCGTCTACAAGGTCGACCGGCTGACCCGCTCGCTGGCGGATTTTGCTAAACTGGTCGAACTGTTCGACCAATATAATGTGTCGTTCGTCTCGGTCACCCAGCAGTTCAACACCACGACTTCGATGGGTCGGCTGACCCTCAATGTCTTATTGTCATTTGCCCAATTCGAGCGCGAGGTCACCGCCGAGCGCATCCGCGACAAGATCTCGGCGTCCAAGCGCAAGGGGCTCTGGGTCGGAGGCATGGCCCCGCTCGGCTATGACACCAAGGGTCGAAAGATCACGGTCAATGACGCTGAGGCTAAGCGGGTCCGGGCAATCTACCGCAGCTATCTCCAATTCGGCAGCCTCAACTTGTTGATGGCTGAGCTGCGCCGGCGGGGCATCGTCACCAAGGTCCGCACGCTCAAGAACGGCGACACCGTCGGCGGCATACCGTTCACACGGGGCTCGCTCGCCCATCTACTGCGCAATCGCTTCTATATCGGCGAAGTCGCTTTCAAGGGCGATGTCCTCAAGGGTGAGCAGCCTGCCATTGTCGACAAGGACCAGTTTGAGGCCGTCCAGGCCAAGCTGAATGACCAGGTCAACAACCATAAGGCCAAATGGACCAAATCCGAGGGTCTGCTGATCGGCCGCCTCTTCGACGACCGCGGC